CGCGGCGAGGCATTCCCTGACGGCGCGCACCCACAAGCCGCCTCTTGCTACTGAACGCCATGCCATGCAGGCGGAGCCGATGCAGTTGTGCGCGTTATCGCAGCTCGCATCCTCGCCCCTGTTGGTATCGCGGTAGTCCACGTCATCATGCGACGTGCGGCGACTTGTGCGGATGAACGGGCACCACTTCGTCTTGGCCTCTTCCTCAGTGACGAGCATCTATTTTCCTCCGGCGGCGCGCTTGGTCTGATATCGGGCTCGCATCCGAGCCCGGTGGCATGTTCTGCACTGGCGTCGGCCGCCGACACTGAGTGTGTTGCCGGCGGAGTATTCGTGCCCGTGCGGACAACGCGTTTTTGATCTTGAATTTTCTCCAGTCAGGCCGCGCCGAGCGTTCTCCCCTGGCGTGACGGGCTCAAGATGACCGGGGTTGACACAGCAACGGACGCGGCAGAGGTGGTCGAGGTGGAGGCCCTTGGGGATTTCGCCACGGAAGATTCGGAACGAAGCGCGGTGCGCCTTCTCCATTCTCCGCCCTCGCGTCGGCCTGAACTGGCCGTACCCACCAGCGTTGCAGTTACCGGCCCAAAGCCAGCACCCAGAGTTGGGCTCCGGCGAGACGAACGCCATGAATCGCTCTTCCTCGGTGAGCAACATCTAAGCCGCCTCCCGTCCGATATGCCCTGCCCCGGCGTGTTCCATTTCTGCGAGGATCGAATCCGCTTCCCGTGCGATTCTCAGCCAGTGACAGGCACTGGAATGGTGGTTCCAGGCGATCATCCGGTTCCCCTTCCAATTCAGGTGGAACATGTTCCGGCTGTGCATCATGCGAGAGATCGCTTCCTCGAAGGCCTCAGGAGCCGCGTATTCGACAACCCCATCTCCGTGACACTCCTCGCAAGTAACCTCATGTCCCTGTATCCAAGGGGCATCCGAGGAAATCCGATACGTTCCGTTGCCGTCGCAGGTTTCGCAGGGGAATGAGAACCGCTTGCCGGCCAGATACTCCGAGCGGGAGCGAAGCGGTTGATTGAGATAATTGGAAGATGCGTCGGGCATGGCGTCACTCCGCTTCGAGAAGGCGGAGACGGTGAGCAACACCCTTGATGTTCTCCGCGTCCAATTCGCTCGCCACGCTCTCGAAAGACACGTCCTCGTCGCAGAACATCTCGATCACCAGTTGGGCAACCCTCGCTGCGAGCGCATAGGCTTCTTCGTCGGTCATCATGTGCATGGCGTCACTCCTTCCCGAGAGCGCGGCGGGCTTCGTCGGGGGCTGCGGCGAAGATCGTGAGGGTCAGCGGTCCGTTGCGACCGTCACCGACCAACGTGCCGTGCAGTTCACTGATCTCGCGCTTGTTGAGGTTCCGCCATTTCTCGATGGAGTAGTCTCCGAACATCACCCCACGAGGGGCCCCGCGCTGGTTGGTGCCAATCGAGAATCCGCGCTCGCTCAGGAACGTTTCCGCTTCGTCCATCGCTTCGAAGTCGCCTTTGGCAGAGAACACGCGGACAAAATTGGTATGAGTGCAGGCGTCCATTCCCGTTCCCCTCAGGCGGTGGCTTTGGCGATGGCATCCGCCGCGATCTGATTGATCGACACCAAAGCGTTTCTCAGCGTGGTGAGTGAGGCGGCCTGGATCAGCTGCGGGTCCGTGATGCACGCGTTCAGCGCCGCCAGGAAATCGGGCGCGGCGGCGATCAGGCGGGCATTGGCTTCGCCGTGGTCGGCAACAATCACGCCGTTGCGATACATGGTCTTGCTCGGGCAAGAATCGGCAACTTGCTGTCCTTGCCACTCGGCGCACTCGGCATCGACCTGCCAAAAGTGGCCGTTATCCCAAGCGCGCCACGGTCCCGGTGTGTGCTTCTGTGCGTCCATAATCCCATTCCCCTATTTCATCGCCGCCGGTAGGCGACTAGGCGGCCACGGTTTCGTTGCGGGTGGGGAGGTAGACCTCAACGCCGCCCCTCATCGTGGCGAAGTGGGCCGCCACCTCGGGCGTGCTCCAGCAGTTTTTGTCGGGGCCAATGCCGAAGGCCGCGCCAGCGAGCGGGAACCACTTGCCACGCCACTTCACGAGCTGACCGGCGCGAACTGCGCGATCCAGCGCCTTGCGGGAGAGCGGGCCGACCTGCCCGATGTCCACAAGCACCTCGCCATCGAGTGCGCGGTTCAGGTGGTCGTAGGTTTCGATCTGCAAGGGTCGTCTCCATCATCGGCGCGCCCCGTGGGGCTGATGGAGGTATCCTATACGGTAGATTTACCGCGTCAAGATAATTCGCGGGATTTTTACCGCACGGCAAAACATGGCGTTCCGCCGCAGGTTTCCCTGCGGTTATTCAAATCTTTGTGATTAGCGGCGGCGGTAGCGGCGGTGTTCGACCTCGGTGCCGACGATCTGGCCCGGGTTGTCCGTGTCGATTAGAAGGGTTGGATAGTCAGGATTGATCGGGGCCAACTCTATGATCTCATTCCCGATTTTGTCCCTACCGCGGGGGCGAAACTTCTTGAAGGTAGCCTCTGGATCGTCGCCCATTTTGGCGACCACGCAATCGCCAGGGAGGGGAGAAACGTCGGGGTCTATGACCACAACATCGCCCTCCTGATACTCCGGGAACATGCTCATCCCCTTGATTTTCAAGGCAAATGCACGAGCCCCAACACGATGATTCACGCCTATAAATTCGTCCGCTTTTCCCATCGGAAAGGGGTCCGTGACCGTTCCCCACCTCCCAGCCTCAACGAACGAGATGACCGGAATTTCTACGAAATCAGTTTCTGCCGGCTCCAGCTCCTCTACATCATCGGGGCGGGGCGTCCTGCCTGTCAAATATGCAACCGAGCAATTTAGCGCTTTTGCCAGCTTTGTGATCTTTTCGTAGCCGGGCGAGCGGGATCGGCCACGAAGAATATTCCGGATCGTGTCCGGATCGAGGCCAGCCTCCACCGATGCGCCGCGGGCTGATTTCCCCGTCGCCTTGAGGCGCGCTTCAACGCGGGCTTTCAAAACGCTGGCCATTTCGGCCGGAACCCTACCTGCGGCACGTTTCCCGCGCACCCGGTAAGGTGCCCGCTTGACGGTGCGGTAAAAATACCTCATAACTTTCGACATGGATTATCGGGAACGCCTTCTCCGCGCCGCAGACGCCTTTTGCAAGAAGCGGAACATTGCCCGCGCCACGGCCTCGACGCTTGTGGCAAACGATGGAAAGTTTTTGGACCGCATCGCGTCCGGGGCCGGTTGCACCGTCAAGCGATTCGATAGGGTGATGGCCCGTCTGCAAGGCCGCGCTCCGTTGTACGAGCGGAACCCCACTTCCGGGGAGGCGGCTTAGATGGCGGTCTATTTCATCCGCGCTGGCGAGAACGGGCCGATCAAGATTGGCTTCACGAACTCGATTCAATCGCGGCTGTCCAAGATTGCGACGGACTGCCCGCCGCCCGTGGAATTGATTGGGTTCATTGAGCGCGCCCCCATTGAAGCCGAGCGAGCGCTGCATCGCCGATTTGCCGCACACAGAATTGACCGGGAGTGGTTCAAGCCCGCCCCCGAACTGCTCGGGTTTGCACGCGAGCATGCACCGATCCCAAAGGACGATGGACCCAAGTGGGACACGCCACTCGGTCGATGGATTCACGAGCGCGACATTTCGCCCGCGCAACTGGCCCGTATGCTCGGCACCACCCAGGCGCACGTTAGCCGCTTCCTGACCGACACCTCGCGCCCGACGTGGAAATTCCTTGAGCGCATCGCGGAAGTGACGGACGGCGCGGTTATGCCGAACGACTTCCTGCGCTGGAAGGCGAGGGCCTAACCTCATGGCCACACTCCCTCAGGAATCCTCTCGCGGAGCAGGGCGGTCAACTCGGGATCAAGCTCTACCCGGATCAACTCTTCATCGGTTGCGAACCATACCGCTGTTCGGCCGACTGAAATCCAACTGCGTTTCGCTTGGAAGCGAATCACGTCCGCGTTCCGCTTCATTTCTTTTCCACGCGCTCGCTGGCCTTCGCCCCTTCGGCACGGTTGAGTCGCGAAACTGCGGGAGTGGTTTCGGCCACTCCCGTTTTTCTCTCATGCATTTTTCTAAAAGCCAGCATGACCCAATTGGACGCAGCAACGTCCAGTCGGGTCCACGTCTCTTCGGTATCGGTCGGAGTGTCTTTGGTGTGCGTCCTCATGCAAACAACGTGCATGAGGAGACTCCGTTATGTCGTTTTTCAAAACAGGTCGAATTATTCGCTACCGAAAGGAGCGAACTTTTCAACCAATGACCACCGCCGAGATCACAGCGGACAGCTACATGCGGACTCTCTCCGAGGCCGTGAGGGGAACGTGGGACTCCGTGAAGTCCTGCGCCCGCGCATTGGGCGTGAACCCGCTTACCGCAAAGAACATCTGGGACGCCAAGAACGGCGCTTCGGGCGTCACGCTCATCAAAGCGATGCGCGAGAGCGACGAGGTTCTGTTCCGGGTTCTGGAATTGGCCGGCCGTGCGGAGATCGTTAACAAGGCCCGCGCAATGGGCTCGGTAGAGGAAGCTTTGGAAGCATTGAACAGACTGAAAGGCCAGCAATGAAGGGCTCTCTTCTCATCGAGATACACGGATGGAAGGGCTTCAGGGCTGACAAGGATTTGTTTTCGTATGAGTGCCGCTTGGGATTCGTCTCATTTTTTCTCTCCAAGGATTTGGTCAGTGAAAGCTTGGCCGACATTCGGCGGAAGTTGGAAGAACTGAAACGCTTACTGCAATCGAGGGGCTAATCGTGTCGTTCATCAATGAGCTTCAGGAGAAGCTAAGCGCGAAAGGCGCCGCCTCTTTCGGCGTGACCTGGGGACCGGGTGCTGATGCCCTCAGCGCGGAGGAGCGGGCGCGGTGTGTCCTCGCTGTCGAATGGGACGCCGATCGCTATGGGGTTTCCTATGACCACTGGGAGTGCCCTTGGTGGCACTTCGACTGCTTTGCGAAGGAGGCCGCCTCTAAGGCCCGCCGTCTGGCTGACAAGCTTCGCGGGGTTCGTAACCCATACGCGCAAGAGCGCGACAACGGGATTTGACCGCGCATGGGCCGTAAAAATTTTAACCCGAGCGCACTCGAAAGATACACGCACCCCACCGGGATATTGCTTGCCTCACCCGGTTGTGTCTCGCGGCAACTTCATAGCGAGGGTGTGAGCGCATGAAGATCGCCGTCCGCAAAGCCGACAAGCTGTATTCGCTGCTCATCCGGCATCGAGCGGGGAATCAGTGCGAACGCTGCGGGCGGGCAGAGGGTCAGCTTCATTGCTCCCATCACGTTCCCCGAGGCGTGAAAGCCCTGCGCTTCGATCCTGTAAACGCCGCGTGTTTGTGCTTCCAGTGCCATGCGTGGTGGCATTCCAACCCCGCCGAATCTGGCCCGTGGCTGGTCGAGCTGATCGGGCAGACGAAGTTTTCCTATCTGCTCCGTCGAGCAAACGAACCGTTCAAATTCGACAAGGCCATGCAGGCGCACATCACCAAGCGCCTAGAGCAGACTTGGCATATCGCCAGCACGTCAGGACTCAAAGAGTTTCCGAGCCCCTATCCAGCACCCGGAGAACTGCCAGACCCATTGCCGGCCAAGCGCCCCAGGAAGGCGAAGAAGAAGGTTGGGCCGAAGAAAGCCATGAGCCATCCGACATTGAAGCGGAAGGTCTCGGGCGAAGTGGTCAAGAGGAGGGCGGCTTGATCTGCGGTCTATGTGAGGGAAGCGGTTCGATGTTCTGCGCTCAAAAAGGCGCGGACTTGGAATGGTATCCGTGCCCGGGGTGCGGCGGTGCCGGGGTGCGGATTCAATACGGACCCGCCGAGATATGTATCCGGCCCGGCGCCAAGCGCGCACGTGAGCGCGTCGTCGATGCCATCGTGGCGCAGAGGTTTGGTATCGGATCATGACCAACGACCTCCCCATCCTTCAATACATAGCGGAACACGCCAAGCCGCTCGGGGAGACGTTTGACGAAAACCGGGATGGGAAACGCCTCTGCGCCCAAGCCATCCGAGTCTACGAAGCCATGAAAGACGGACAGGAAAGAACACTGGAGCAGATTTCGGAATTGACCGGAGACCCGCAAGCATCGGTATCGGCCCGTTTGAGATCATTGAGAGGGGCGGGCTTCACGGTCGAGCGGAAATACATCGCTCGCGGTTTGCATAGCTACCGCCTCGTTTTGGGCCAGAGGGACGCGGCATGAGATACGGCGCGATTCTCGCTGATCCTGCGTGGCTCTACAAAACGTGGAGCAAGAAAGGCGAGGGCAAATCCGCCCAGCGCCACTATCGGTGCATGACGACCGATGAAATCTGCGCTCTGTCAGTTGGTGATTACGCCGCCGACGACTGCGCGCTGTTCCTGTGGGCGGCGTGGCCGATGATCTTCGATGCCGAGCGAGTCATTAAAGCTTGGGGCTTCAAGTATTCCGGCCTCGCGTGGGAGTGGATCAAGCGCAACCCACAGACAGGAAAATATAGTTTCGGCGGCGGCTATGGGACGCGGAAGAATCTGGAGCCGTGTTTGCTCGCCCGTCGCGGCTCGCCGGAAATACTGACGCGATCGGTCCGCGACTTTCTGCATGCCCCGCGCAGGGAACACAGCCGCAAACCCGACGAACAATATGGCCGCATCGAATCGATGTATCGCGGGCCGTATCTCGAACTGTTCGCGCGCCAGCAATGGAAGGGCTGGGATTCGTGGGGCAACGAAACCGACAAGTTCAAGGTTGCGGCATGACCCCCGTAGAAAAGCTCATAGCCGACGCCCACCGGGACACCCAAACCCGCCGCAAGCCAACCAAGGCTGAAATTTTGCTCGCTCAAAGACTGGCTGCGGCGATGGGTGAGGTGAGCTGGGGATTCATCCGGGCGACACCGGAGAGGGTTCCGGAACTGGATCTGGATCACAAGGAGCCCGTTTCCTAATGCCCGCCGTCTACTCCGCCTATGCCCTACGGCAGGCCTATGTGCCGCCGAAGCCCAAGGTCAAAGAGGTTGAGGCCGAGGAGCCCAGCCGCGCTCGAGCTAGAGCTGAGATCGACGCTCGGCTCATCGTGTTGTGGTCCGCTCGCCCAAAACTGGGCGGGGATGAGATCGCAAGACGTTTGGGTTTCCGGAACCGTGGGTCCGTTTACTCCGCGGTAAAGCGTCTAGGGCTTCCGGCAAGAAGCGAAGTGGACGAAGCCCTCCCCATGCACCAACGGGACCGGATCATTCGCGAGTGCTGGTCCGACAAGAGCATAACGACTCTGGAGATTGCCGAGCGGTGCGGATTGCGGTTCGCGCAGTCGGTAACGACCCGGGCGAGGAAGCTTGGACTTCCGAGGAGGGCCAAGCGGCGGGGCCAGGAATTAGTGAGGGCTGCGTAAATGGCCGATTACACGCCGTTCGGCTCTGCCGCGCAGCGACACGTGGACTGGTCGAAGCACCCATCGAAGCTGCTCGGCGCCCGGTGGCGCGAGATTAGAAACGCTGTGATTGGCAACCATAGGGGCGGGTGCGCGCTCTGTGGGGGCGAAGAGGGCCCGTTCGAGGTGGACCATATCCACCCGCGCAGCAAAGGCGGCGGTCACGAGATTGCGAACCTTCAGGTGCTGTGCCGCACCTGCAACCGAAGAAAGGGAAACAGAGGATGAGCGCGGCCCGCCCCGACACTTGGATGCCGCTCTACGTGGCCGATTATCTGGCCGACACGGGGCACCTAAGCACCCGCCAGCATGGCGCATACCTTCTGCTGATCATGCACTACTGGCGCACCGGGAAGCCACTCCCAACGCGTGTTGAACACCTGTTCCGCATCTGTCGGCTGACTGCGGCTGAATGGGAAGAGGACGGTGAGGCGGTCATTGCGTTCTTCACCCCCACGCCTGACGGCTATGTGCATGGGCGTATCGAGCGAGAATTGCAATCAGCACAAGAGTTTATCGAGAAACGTGCCGCCGCTGGCCGTGCAAGTGCAGAAGCAAAGCGCCAACGGGCAGGCAACACAACGCCAACACGTGTTGGAACACATGTTCCAACACCCGAGCAACATCACACCCAACAGGAAGCCAAGACAACACCTTCACCTTCACCTGTTGTTACTGATCTGAGTAGCGCGCCCGGGGACAAAACGCCCCGTGAAACAACCGAACTCGAAAAGCGCGAGGTTCGACTGATCTGCGAAGCCTTCAACGCGGAACTGGAAGCCTGCTTTGCCGACAAAGCCCCGCTCCCGCACGCAACCAACTTCGCCACCGCCCTGCAAATGGTCCGGGGGGGTGCAACGGCCGACATGGCGCGCCCGATCATCGCCGCCACGCTGGCGAAAATGGCGTTCAACCGGAAGCCCCCGCCGAGATCGTTGAACTACTTCACGGATGCGGTTGCCGATGCGTTGCGTGTAGCTGCCGAGCCAATGCCGAAAGGAAACCCCGATGCAGAACTCGTTAACATCCCGCGCCACCTCGACCGCAGGAGCAAAAGAACCTCTGCCGACAGCTTTAACGACATGCTTGCCGCTGCCCGTGGAGTCGTGGCTGGAGGCTAGGTTCATCGGGGACACGTCCGAGACCTACGCCAGTTGTTCGGCCGTGAGTGCTGAGACGAAGGCCGGACTGGAGGCTCATCTGCGAGCTGTGGAAGCGACAATGACTCCAGCCCCGAAGGAAGCCATCACCATTGCCCTCGCCCGCCTAGCTGCTCACTTCTGGAACGATCGGAACGAGGTTCAGTGGAAGATCATGTTCGAGGACTACGCCCGCGATTTTCAGGACATCCCGGCAGACATTCTGGGCGAATCGCTCACGCTCTACCGCAAGCGGGGAAAGTTCTGGCCCAAGGTTTCCGAGATTTTGGACATCGCAAATCCAATGGTCCTGAAGCGCAAGAGAATCCTGGCCCGGCTCCGGAAGCTGTGTGACGTGAAACCTGATGGCGGAGATGGGCGCAACCGAGTTGTCCCGGCGGTTAGACGGTTCCCGAGTAAGAACGGGGAATCCTGGGGTGAGGAGAGCGCGGCGTGATGGGGGTTGCTGAAACGGAAAAGCCAGACTTCGGAACCGAGGAATGGCAGCGCAACAGCGGGGCCGAGATCGTCCCCATCAGCCCTAAAGGGGGAAACGCTTACACGCGGGTAGCCAAGCGTTTAAGCTACCTAGAACGCTTGGAACGATCGGGAGCCATCACCTCGGGCATGCTGAGCGGTGCGGAGAAGTTCGGCTTTCACTTCCAGCGAGCGGGGCTTGAACGATATGCGACGATCAACCTTTTCCGCGTTATGGGCGGTGTTGGCGAATCCGCGCAGGAGAACGCCCTATTCCATCGGCGGGAGATTCGTAAGGCCGTGGAAGTTCTGGGCGGCGGTCTTGCTTCTAGCCTCATATGGGACGTGTGCGGGCTTGAGCAGCCTATCTCGCATTGGACGGCGGCTAAGAAAATCGCGGGGGTGAGAATGTCCGACGATCACGCGAAGGGGATGCTGATCGGGGCGCTGGAGATTCTGGCCCGGCATTATGGGTATTAAAAACCGAGGCTTGACGTTTCAGAAAAAACCTGCGCGTAATTGGCAAGATTACGGAAACGTATAACTGAACCCGCTCGGAGAAATCCAGGCGGGTTTTTCATTACCGGCGGTCAACCGAAAGGAACCGCAGAGATGACCGAATTCTCAACGACTTATCAGCCGCCCAACGAGGCCAAGACCGAAGCCGTGGCGACCAGCAACCGTAAGCGCAGGGTAATGACTGACGCTCTGATGCTGGCCTTGCAGCGCGAGATAGACAAGGGCGACGGCAAGCCAACAAAGCGCATATCCATGATCGCCGATAAGCTGGTCGAGAAGGCCGCAGAGGGCGACATTCAGGCGATCAAGGAAGTATTCGACCGCACCGAGGGCAAGGCGGCTCAGGCGATTGAGCATATGGGCGAGGGCGGCGGGCCGATACTAACGGGCATAACGGTTACGTTCGTTAGACCGGATGCCGAGCCAGCCTAACGCTAAGTTTCCTGACAGGCTTGAATGCCTGTTCAGGCCATCGCGCTACAAGGTTCTCTATGGCGGTCGGGGCGGGGCGAAGAGTTGGGGTGTCGCGAGAGCCCTGCTCATCAAGGGCGCGGAAGCCCCGCTGCGCATCCTTTGCGCCCGAGAGATTCAGAAGTCGATAGCGGACTCGGTCCACCAGCTTCTTAAGGACCAGATTACCGCGCTTGAGATGGACGGGTTCTACACTGTCCGCGAGACGTATATTCAGGGCCAGAACGGGACGCTATTCACGTTCCACGGGCTCAAGCATAACGTCAAGAACATCAAGTCAATTGAGGGTACGGATATTTGCTGGGTCGAGGAGGCCCAGACGGTTTCCAAGTCGTCATGGTCAACGCTCGTTCCCACGATCCGCAAGGCGGGCTCGGAAATCTGGGTCACGTTCAACCCCGAGCTTGAAAGCGACGAGACCTACAAGCGGTTCGTAAAGACCCCGCCGACAGACGCCATCGTCGTGAAGGTGAACTGGTCTGACAATCCGTGGTTTCCTGATGTCCTTCGTCAAGAGAAGGACGACCTTAAGGCCAGCGATGAGGACGAATATCTCACCGTTTGGGAGGGCCATTGCAAGGTAACCCTTGACGGCGCGATCTACGCCAAGGAAATCCGGCAGGCCACGCAGGACGGCCGATTTACCCGCGTTCCGTACGATGCGAGCAAGCCAGTCTCGACGTTTTGGGATCTGGGGCGGGCGGACATGACCTGCATATGGTTTGCGCAGGTTGTTGGATTCGAGTTTCGTCTAATCGACTACTACGAGAATCAGGGGTATGCACTCGGGCATTACCTGAAGCACATCGCCGCGAAAACGTATCACTACGCCGAGCATTGGCTTCCTCACGATGCGCAAAACGAATTGCTCGCGTCCGAACTGACGATCGAGCAGCAGTTTCGCGCCGCGAACCACAAGGTTCAGATCGTTCCGAAGTGGGACGTATCACCGGGCATAGAAGCCGGCCGAGCAATATTTTCTAAGTGCTACTTCGATGCAGAGAAATGCGCGGACGGGATCGCCGCGCTGAAGCACTACCGCTTCGACGTAGACCCCGACACCAAAGAATACAGCAAGGTTCCCCTGCACGACTGGGCGAGCCACGGCGCGGACGCCTTTCGATACATGGCGGTGGCGCTGAGGCCGACAAAATCCGGCAAGTGGGAGCAGCCGAAAACGAACTGGGTTGTCTGATCTATGGCGATGACAGAAGACGAACTTAAAGCCATCGTCGTTGCCGAGATTCAGTCCTCGGTCGGTTCCCAGGACTCGGCCATGGCCGGGGACCGCATTGACGGATGGGATGCCTACCTAAAGCAGCCCTATGGGAATGAGATCGAGGGCCGGTCTTCGGTTGTCTCCTCTGACGTTCAAGACACCGTTGAGTGGATCATGCCGTCGCTCATGCGGATATTCACCGCTGGCGATACGGCGGTTCAATTCGAGCCTACGGGGCAAGAGGACGAGGCGCAGGCCGAGCAGGCTACGGACTACGCAAACTATGTCTGGGACCGCGATAACCCCGGCTTCCTGAACTTCCACACATGGTTCAAGGATGCGCTGGTTACCAAGGTCGGGACCGTAAAGGTCTATTGGGAAGTCAAGGACAAGTGGAAGCGCGAGCGTTACGAGGGGCTTGACGACGACACGTATGCGATGGTCGTTACCTCTCCGGACGCTGAGGTGGTCGAGCAGACCAAACGGCAGGTTGTCATGCCGCCGGCTCCTGACCAAATTGCAGCGCCGCCCGCGCTAACGACGGTCTATGACGTGGTTGTGCGGATGAAACAGTCCGCGGGGCGTATCTGCATCGACCCGGTTCCGGGCGATGAAGTGCTGTTCTCTCGGGATGCGAAGAATCCCCAGACCTGCCGGTTCTTCGCGCACAAGACCAAGAAAACCATCTCCGACCTGATCGAGCAGTATCCCAATAAGCGGGAGGCGATCGAGAACTTATCCTCCGATGGACCGACGATGGGGACCACGGAGGCCATTGCCCGCTCTACCGTGAACGAGGAGAGCCAGTCGCCCTACACCGCCGCTATCAACGAGGCGATGCGGGAGGTATGGGTTACGGAGGCTTACGTTCGGGTCGATTACGACGACGACGGCATTGCCGAGATGCGCAAGGTCACTGTGGCCGGCGCCGGTAACGAGGTTCTGGATAACGAGGAATGGGAAGGCCCGCGTCCCTTCGCCTGCATCAGCCCCATCCTCATGCCACACAGGCTTGTGGGCCTGTCGATCCCCGACCTGATCAAAGACATTCAGCTGATCAAAACTGCGATCCTCCGGCAGTTTCTGGACGCCCTCTACATCGCCAACAACCCCAGGCAAGAGGTTGTCGAAGACCTGATCGTTGACCCCGCGGAAGTGCTGACTTCCAAGCCGAACGGCATTGTTCGGGTAAAGGGCAACGGGTCTGTTCCTGCCATCCGCCCGATCCAGACCACCCCGGTAGCCGATCAGGCGTTGCTTGGCCTGAACTACGTTGACCAGCTCAGGGAGAACCGCACAGGGGTATCCCCCCGCACTCAGGGTTTGGGAGCGGAGACGCTTCACGACACCAAGGGCGGTCAAGAACTTCTGTTCGACGCCGCCAAGATGCGTGTCGAACTGATTGCCCGCATCTTCGCTGAAACGGGCGTTAAGGATGCGTTCAAGCTCATCCTCTGGAACGCAGCGAAGTATCAGGACAAACCCCGGACCATCCGCCTCCGGAATCAGTGGATACCGATGGACCCGCGGGAGTGGTCCGACGAATACGACATGACGGCCAATGTCGGGCTGGGCCACAACGATCAGACCCAGAAGCTCGTTGCAATCAATTACATCATCGCGGCGCAGGCTCAGGCGGTTCAGTTGCAGGGCGGGGCCAATGGTCCGCTGGTCACGATGGAGAACCTGCACAACTCCTCGACCAAGCTTGTGGAGGCCTCGGGATACAAGACCCCGGAGCTGTTCTTCACCGATCCATCGACCCAGAAGCCTCAGCCGCCCAAGCCCGATCCCAAGATGCTCGAGGTGCAGGGCAAGATGCAGCTTGAGCAGCAGAAGGCTCAGGCTGACGTTCAGATGGGCCAGCAGAAAGCCCAGGCGGATATCGCTCTATCGCAGCAGCAGACCCAGGCTCAATTGGCCTCCGATCAGATTCGGATGGAACAGGAAATGCAGCTCAAGCGCGAGCAAATGGCCGCTGAGATGCAGTTGAAGCGCGAGCAGATGCTGATGGAAGCCCAACTCAAGCGCGAGCAGATGCAGCTTGAGGCCGTCACCAAGACCCGCATTGCTCAGCAGCAGGGGATTTCCGGCGTTCGCCCCGGTGGTGAAGTGGGATGAACGAGCAGGAACGAGCCGCTAGGGCATCCAGGGTCGAAGAGCTTGTCGAGAACGAGGATTTCCTGGAGGCCGTCAAGAACGTTGACGCCGCCTACGTTCAGGCATGGCGCAACGCCAAGACGACCGAAGCCCGCGAAGACATTTACCGCCGGATGGTCTTGTTGAACGAGGTCTGCAAGGACCTTCGCTCCATGATCACGGACGGCGCTTTCGCGGTTCATAGAATCAACGAATTGGAAGGCCAAAAAGGGGGCCTTCGCAAGATCTTCGGTTAACCTTCGGGAACCGGAGAGCCTAGCCCGCAGTGATGCGCGCATTCCCTTTGGGACTATCACATGACTGAAGAAGTTTCGGCCAACCCGGAAGCGGGAGCCGAGCCAACGTCGCTGACTGTAGATCAGGCAGCGGAAAGCCTACGTGGGATGCTGGGCGGAGACGCCACCGAGAACACTGAGGCCGATGAGGGCAATGCTCCTGAAGGAGCGGAAGCCCAGGAAACCGAGGAGGAGCAATCCGAACCGGAATCCACCGCCGAGACTGACGAAACTCCTACTGATACCGAAGAGCCAGTCGAGCAACCCAAGCGCAAGCACCGCGTCAAAGTAAACGGTGAAGAGCTTGAGGTGACGTTCGACGAGCTTAAGAACGGTTATCAACGTGACGCCGACTATCGACAGAAAACGTCGAAGCTGGCCGAGGAGCGGAGGCAGATTGAGGCGCAGCGCACGCACAATGAGCAGTTGCTCAAGGAATTCATTCCTGCGTTGCACGCCCAGATTCAGGACAAGTTTGGAAACATCGACTGGGTAAAACTGGCCGATGAGAATCCCGCAGAATGCCAGAAGCTTCGCATCGAATACGAGCAAAGAGCGATGCGTCTAAATATGGCGATGCAGGAACAGCAGCGCATCCAGTCCGAAACGGAAGCCAAGCAGAAAGCCGAACACGCCGAATACCTTAAGGGTGAGGCGGAGAAGCTTGCGCAGAAACTTCCGATTCTAGCTGACCCCGAAAAGGGAAAGGCGTTCAAGGCCGATCTGAAAAGCTACCTCAAGGAATCCGGCTACACCGATTCCGAGATCGGGGCTTTGGGTGATCACCGGGCCGCGATCATCGCTCATAAGGCGATGCTCTACGACAAAGCCCAGAAGGCCAAGACTGTGGTGTTGAAAGAGGTCGTTCAGAAGAACGTCCCCAAAGTCCAGAAACCG